GACTCATTTTTTATGGATAATTATAGGTAGTATAAGTACCTCCGTTTGTCGGTAATAAATATGTGGTTGTAGATACTCCATTGCTACCTGAAATAAAAGCACGTTCAGTTGATAATAATACTGTTTTAATAATATTACCTCCTCCATTCCAAGTATTTGCTGTAGCATTCCATAATGTGGCTTGTGCTTGCCAAGTACCTAATGTTGATGCTGGAGTAAATTGGTATATATCAACGTTATATTGTCCTGATGCTGTTGGTAATGTTGAACCTGATACTTGAAATACTAACCAAGGATTTGTAGCACTTGGAGTATTAATTAAAGTAGCAATAACATTTGCTTTCGTAGAAAAATCGTAGGATTGTGTAAAATCTAATGCCACCTGAGTTGTTCCAGCTGATGCTGTAATATCAGGGTAAACCGCACTTGAATTTGTTGCTGATGAAACGTTTAATTGTAGCATAGTTTACTTTCAACCAAGTAGGGGGTTAACACTAATGTGCAACCCCCATTTGGTTTATTTTAAAGGATTAGATAGTAGTTGAGTAAGAGGTAATTGTAATACCACTTAAAGAACCAGTGAAGGAAGTAGCTGAACCACTAATTTCGCTTGCAGGGTTTGGCTCGTTTCCTGAGAATACCAAGTTGTAGCCGTTAAGGTCAGAAAACGCAGTTCCTGTGGCTGAAGTTCCGCTTAATAGCTGAGCTCCGTTTACTTGGCCCATCAAGAACCAACGAGCGGCTCCTGTTTCACTACCGTTATTTGTTTCAATAACAATAGCTAAGTTAGGGTTTTGAGCTAATACTCTTACTTGGTTGCGAGTCGCAGTTTGCATTTTGAAAAATACAGCGTTACAAGTTTGGTTGTAAACCACTGTACCATTTTCAGGAGTAGCAACTATCTCTTCACTATAATTAGACGTTTGTCTAAATAATTGGAATTGATAGAAGCTACCTGAACCGGAAATCGAAGTAATTAAACCTTGGCTTCCTGAAATGCTTGAGATCGAACCAGATAAGATGTAAATATTTTTGATACCACCTGTGTTGTCACGACAACCCAATTGGAATCCTGATGTAATTGAACACGCCATAATATTATATCTTTCTGATTTTTAAATTGTTAGACAAATTATTGAGCACTAACCCAAAACTCAGGGTAGGCAATGTTAACGCCAAGTTTGGTAGAAATACGGTGCCTTAACGTATCTGTGTTTATGTCATACCATAACTGGAATTCTGTAAAGTCGCTCAACAAGTCAGTACCAGCAACAATCTGCTTAGCAGGACCGAAGAACAAACGATTTAAACCTTGCAAACCTACTGTACCCACCACGGTTACGTTCGGCTGGAAAGGATATTTCATTTCGTACAAACCTTGACGGTTGGTAACTGAAGCAGGGTCAAAGTAGAAATTGTTAGCTAAACGTAAAGCGGTCAAGTAGTTACGGAACAAGCTAACTGACATAAAGAAAGTTAAATCGTCTCTGTCAGCAACATCTGCGCTTGAAGTAGCAATCATAGTGTCCATAAGAGTCAAGATGTTTGCAGCTGAAGAAGAAGCAGCGTTGATAGCAACTGGAACAACACCAGTAGTAGAAGAGCTAATAATAGTAGCCAAACCGTTTACAGCACAAGTTCCACCGAAGGTAGAAGCTGAACCTGAAACTTGCTGCCACAAGAATTGGTCGTTTGCTTTCTGGAATTGGTTAACCAACAACTCAGAGTATTGGGTAGCCAAAGCAAAGGTTTCGTTGTAAGAACCTGGAGCCAAAGCAGAGATACCTAAGTATTTCTTGTCAAGGTCTTTCAAACATAAAGCATCGAAAGATGTACGAGGACATACTTCGATAGTACGTTGAGTGAAGGTAGCTGAACCTGATGCAGTAGATACACAGGTACCGTTTTGCATATATAAGCTTACTTCAAAGAGATTGATAGGTTCCTGAAATTTCACGCCCTCTTGAATAGTGATATATTCCATAGTGCTTCCAGCATAAACCATCTTGATAATTAATTCGCCGGCGATTTGGTTATTGAAATCGGATAAGGCGCTAACGTTAAGTGACATAGTTGTAGTTATTAAATTGTTTTAGTTTTGGGATTATTTTTTATTTTTAAGTAATTCAGCCATAACTTTCATTTGTTTGGCTTGTAATGATTCAGATGAAAAATTTTCTTTAGTTTCAGCTGACATTTTAGTTTTTTCTGTAGCAGGAGACTTCATAAATTCTTCCATTTTAGTCTTCATTGACTTCATTTCCTCTTTAATACCAGCGATTTCAGAAGCGATAGTTTCATCGATAGCCATCTTAACTTTCTTCATCATTTCGGCTTCAACTTCAGCTTCAGTTTTAACTGGGCCAGTCAATGTAGAAACTGGAACGTTAGTTTCAGTTACAGCGTTTTGAGGAGTAGTACCTTCAACTTGTGAAATTGATTCTTTAGCAGCAAACGCTTCTTTAACATCAGCAATTTCTTTGTCTTCAACAGCACCTAATCCATCTTCCATAGCCATCTCTTCTTCAGATTTACCTTCTGGTGATTCGATTTCTACTACAGATGAACCTTCAGTTTTAATCATAGTACCATCTTCTAATTTGTGGTATCCATCGGGAGCAAGGCTTTCTTGGCCTTCTTTGGTTACAACTTTAACTTCGTCGCCTACTTTCAAAGTATCACCTGGGAAAACGATTTTGAACGCTTTGTTCTCATCAAATACTTCACCAAATGTTTCTTTTACAGGAGTTTTATCAACTAAGCCAAAGTGTTGTTTAACCAACTCTTTTAATTGTTCTTTGTTCATAATTAATTAATTTGATTATAAATATATAAATAATGTTGTGAAATTTATTTTTTAATAGCACGCATTTGTTGATAACAAATAGCGGCAGCTTGTTTTGTAGGATATTCGCCTTTTAGTTTGGCAATACATTTTCCTATAAATTCGTCTTTGGGAGTGCCTTTACGGCGGGTTGGAATTGGCATATTATTTTTTAGTAAGTACGTTGTTGTAGAAATAGCCTTCAACTGAGAAACCTTTAACTTTACCTGTTTTTACATATTCGTTCCAAACACGTCTGTTATCAATTTTGTACATTCCGTACCATTGACCTGTAATAGGTTGGAAACCATATAATACTGATTTATCAGCTTCTGGGTCTTTAACAATCCAAGTTTCAACTAAGTAAGCATCATCAACTCTATGAGCACCATCGTGTTCAATGTTAACTGAATCAACTAATTTGTCTTGCATCATTTTATATGCTATTTTCTCAATTGTTTCTTTAGAGAAAAATACTTGATATTCCTCACCTGTTTCCTCATCAACACGAGATATTAATTTACCTGGAGTCATTAATGGGCCTACTAACATTTGCTTTTCAGCTAATTCAGAAGCAAAATTACGTTTTTTACCTGTTGATGCTTCATTAATAAAATTAGGTAATCCAGCTACATTAATTTCAAAATTATCACGCTTAGGATGTTTTGTAGGTAACAAGTCAAAATCAGTGTCATATTTTTTATTTTCTGGTCTTCCTTCTTTAACTAAATATAAAAACGCATTTACACGTGCTAAAGCCCATTGTTTAGCTGATGTCACGTTTGGTGAATGAGATGTGTTATAGGCGCCTAAACCACGTTGATAAACGGATTTAAGCATACCAACATTAACGCCATAGCCTAATTTATCTTTATAACGTTCATTGAAATCATCTGCTTTATTTTGTAATGTTTCTTCTACATCTTTAGGTACATCAGCACCGCGTGTAGTTGAAGCATCACCTTTAGCTGAACCTTCACCTTTAGGATTAGGGTTAGGAGTATCTGATTTAGGTGCTTTTTTAGATTCTTTAACACCACCACGAGGACCTATCTCAGCATATGTTTGAGGTTCATTAGGTGGCATTTGAGAAATATTTGACTTTAAAACAGACATTTCTTGTTTTATAAGTTCCTCTACTATAACCGCCTCAGGATTAACTAACGCAAATTTATGTTGGTTTGCATAGTCGTCGTTATTAGTCACTATATAGAACTTATCTAAGTAAGCCATACGTTCACCTATTCTCATTCCTTCTAATACATCTGTTTTATACTTAAATTTACTCATTAAGTATTCAGTATAAGCATTACCAGCTAAAAACATAAAACGATCATACTGTAAACTGTATTTATCTAACATTTGACTGTATACTTTATTTGCCCAATCTTTCTTTTGTTGTACTGAAAAATTATTTAATGTTAAATCATAGGGCTCAATTACTTTATCTAAATCAGTCAAATAATATTTGGCAGATAAGATTTTGATATAATCATCATCTTTTTGTTGCTTACGAGCAAATGTTAATGATTTTTTAAATAATGCTGAATCATACATTTCTTCAGCAGCACACTTATAATCTAATTTTTCTGAAGAGCAAGAAATTAAATAAACGTCTTTACCTTCATCTGAGAATTTAGAAAATTCAATACCTGCTTGACGTAATTTCTTTTCAGCCCAAGGTAATGCTGCTTCTCCACCCCATAACAAGTATGAAATATATCCACAAGCATTATAATCTTTTCTACGTGTAGCTAATTCGAAATTACCTTTTTGACGGATTAAAAATGAACGCATACGCTGAATAGTATCAAGTGATAATTTTTCACCATTTACTAATTGTTGT